ATCAAGCTCTCCCGCCAGCTGATCAACGACGCCGCCGCGCTGGCCGCCTACATCAACACCCGCCTGCGCTATGGCGTCGACCTGCGCGTCGAAAACCAGCTGGTCAACGGCAACGGCACCAGCCCCAACCTCTCCGGCCTGTTCAAGGCCGGCAACTTCACCGCCCACGGCTACACCGCCGCCGCCCTGACCGGCGCCGGCCTGTCGGCCACCAACCGCTTCGACCTGATCGGCAAGATGCTCGGCGACTGCCAGATGGCCGACTACCCGGCCGACGGCATCCTGCTCAACCCGGCCGACTGGTGGACCATGCGCCTGACCAAGGACACCACCGGCCGCTACCTGCTCGGCGACCCGGGCGACAGCGCGCCGCCCATGCTCTTCGGCACGCCCGTCGTCGCCTGCTCGGCCGTCGCCGCCGACATGGTCATGGTCGGCGCCTTCGGCATGGCCGCCACCAAGCACGATCGCGAAGGCGTCACCGTCGACATGTCCGAGTCGGACAGCGACAACTTCACCAAGCAGCTCGTCACCGTCCGCGCCACCCGCCGCCTGGCCCTCGCCGTCGAGCGCCCGGCCTCCCTGCGCGCCGGCGACCTGACGCCGGCCTAAGCGCCGCCACCCGGCCCGCCGCCAGCACGGGGCGGGTCCCAAGGACAAAAACGCGATGCCCGATCAAGTCGAAATCATAATCACCGCCCTCGTCATCACGGCCCAGTACGGCACTCTGTCGTCCGGCACGATCCTGCGCACCAATACGGCCTTCGCCAGGCACCTGATCGAAGACTGCCGCGCCGCCGAATACCTCGACAAGGCCAGGCCGACCGACGAAATCGCCGTGGCCAAGGCCGACATCGCCAAGCCGGAAAAGCCGCGCGTCCGCAAAGCCAAGGCCGCCACCCAGCCCGAATAAGGAAAACACCATGATCCGCATGCTAATTGCCGCCTTCGCTCTTGTTGCGTCGGCTATCATCGCGCCTGCAGCCCACGCCGACGCCCTCACCAACTACGCCGAAAACAAAGCCGTCGACGCCATGCTCCGCGGCCAGTCGCTGGGCGCCCCGGCCACCATGTACATCGGCCTGACCACCGATGCCTGCTCCGATGTCGGCAACGGCACCGAGCCGTCGGGCGGCGCCTATGCCCGCGTCGCCGTCACCAGTTCGCTGGCCAACTGGGCCGGCACCCAGTCGGCCGGCACCACCACAGCCAGTTCCGGGACGAACGGCACCACGAGCAATAATTCGGCCATCGTCTTCCCGGCCAGTACGGCATCCTGGGGGACCGTCCAGGCCGTCCGCTGGTACGACGCCAGTACGGCGGGCAACGCATGGATCTGCATCAACCTGGCCAGTTCGCTCAACGTCTCCGGCGCCGGATTCACCGTGCAATTCACTGCCGGCCAACTGCAGTTCCAGATCGACAACTGAGAGGTGGAATAATGGCAACGGGCGACATCAAATGGTTTGCACAAGGCCTTCACGACCTCGGCAACAAAATCCACGACCTCGACAACGACGACTGGCGGCTCGGCATCATCACCAGCACGGTGACGCCGGCGGTTAATACAGCCGGCCCGCACTGGGGCGGGACTGGCACGACCAACCTGGCGACCAATCAGGTTGCGACGGGAACGGCCTACGCTGGGCCTATTACGTTGTCCTCGGAGGCATGGGCGCTCGGTGCCACCGGGGGCACGATGGATTTCGCCGATGTGACGGTGGCCCAAGACGCGTCCGGCTTCACTAATGCCAGATGGGGCGTCATCTACAACAACACAGATGCCAACAAGCGGGCTATCGGCTACATCGATTTCGGCTCCGATCGATCGATTGTCGGTGGGTCGCTGACCGTGCAGCTTAATGCCTCCGGCGTCCTGGCGCTGACCCAGTCGTAATGGCTTCTCCGGTTGGCGATTCCTATCAGTGCGCCTCCGGCGGGGTTATTACCGCCGGACGTAGTCTTTGGCGGGACGCGCGGGTCATCGTCGCGGGGGACTCTTTGACCGATAACACAGGCGACTGGGGCGGAGGCGCCTACCAATGGGCGCTTGCGCTTGCTCGTAGCCCGTTGCTTGTCGACGACAACGCCGGTTTCGCCGGGACCACTATTTCAAGCCTTAACCTTGCCTGGAATGCGTCGGTGGCTAGTAAAAATCCAGACATCGTTATGGTCCGGATCGGGACTAATAACGTTGGGCCAACAAGTCCGATTCCGGACGGCGATTTTGAATACTCATACGGCAACCTCGTGGCCGCGATCGTTTCTGCGGGTTGCCAAGGTGTTTTTCTTCCGCTTCCTCCTCATGGAAATAGCACGAAAGCAATCCTCGATAACCGAAACGGCTGGATAGAATCCCAGGCAGCGACGCTACCAAGCAAGCTCTCTTATATCGAGGATTCAGCCGGTATTGGTGACGCGGGTTATATGCCGCTACCGTCTTGCTACGAGCCGGAAGCGACTTTGCTCCACATGAACGGGCTTGGACGCCGGATACAAGCCGAGGCTCTGGCACCGGCTCTGGCTGCGCGATTCGGTACTGCGGACATTCGTTATAAGTCATCTGAGCATTTCGGCATCAATGCGGCGTCATCCCAGTACGTGACTAACCCGACGATGGCGGGAGCAGGAGGCAGTCTTTCGGGTGGGGCTAGTGGTTCCGCGCCTGCCGGGTGGTCGGTGTTTGGTACGGGCTCAGTCTCCATGAATGTGTCGACGGTTGTTGCGGACACCCTTGATCCATGTCAGGTTCCTTGGTTGCGGATAGCGCCCCTTACCGGCACAGCCGGCGCTTCAGTCAATGTGACATCGGCATTGGCTCACCCGGCGTTTTCTGACCAACTAGCCGACTTGATGCGGCTGGATTCGGTAGCTGAAATTCGGTTCAACAATTTCGAGGCGGGCAAGTTCGATATGTTGCGTTTTGGTACTGAGACGATTGCAGGTAGCGTGCTTCCATCTGGTGTTTTAAAACTGCATCTCAGCTACACCAGAACGCTTAACGAATCCATTATCGCCCGTCAGGCCTTACGGCGTGGCGGCAGGGGGGCATCGGCACTGGCCTCAATTACGGCGAACGCTTTACAGGTCTTTGTAAAACTCAATGTGATTTCAAGCTTTGGAACATCGCCCGGATCGTTTGACATCCGCTGTGTATCTGTTCAGGGGAGATTGCAGTAATGGCACTGACCGACAATCTCGTTTACCGGCTAAAGGCATCTGGGGGCGAAACAACGCCTATCGACCTTATTGGCGGCAGCGCCCTTAATACGGGGACAGGGTCTGCTACGCTAATTAACGATGGCACTTACGGCTATCTCTGGCGCGTTACCGGAACTTTGCGTGGTGCGATTTCCGGTGCCCACCGGATGGGGGAGCCAGGCACTACGACTATCGCCTTCCGCTATCGAGTAAATCGCCCTGCCGGATCGCAAGAAAAATTTATCGCCTTCGGGAATTCCGGGGACGAGAAGTTTGGCGGCGGAGATAGTTTCGGTGCCACTAATAATCGGAGCTATGGCTACGATTACGGCGGCTGGAAAGGTGAGCAGTACAAGACCGCCTCCAATAACAGCATTGAAACGGTAGTAATCAAGCTCGTTGCCGTGACGAGTGGAAACGATACCGTTGCCATCTGGTACAACAACCCAGGGCGCTCGGGAAATACGCCAGAAATAACACACCAGAGCGACATCTTTATCTATGACCAGTTTCTATCATCGATTTTGGTCAATTGTGCTGCGGGGAATGTCGACCTGATTGACGCGGCAGCGTGGACTAGGGGGCTTACGGATGCCGAGGCGGCGGCGGTGGCTAACGACATTCGTGGACAACTTGAAGGGGGTAGCGGGACAACAATTCCTGGCTCTCTTGGTTCGGCTGTCGCGTCGGGGCTTGCCGCCGCCCTCCTGACTGCCACCGTCATTTCAAGTTCACTGGGCAGCGCTACCGCATCTGGGCGCCAAGCCACGGTCACAACCAACTCGCCGACGACGATCTCTTGCGCACTGGGCACGGCAGCGGCGAGCGGCATAACGGCAGGGGTCAGCGTCGCCGGCAGCGCCACCATCACGTCAGCGGCATTCCGAAATAATACCGGGACATTACTGAGCAATACCATCATCACCAAGTTGGCAGCCCTTCGCTTGTCGGATATGACGCTCGCCGTCAGTTGGTCGAACCAAATGACAAATGGGGCAGGCGTGCTGGCCTTGACCAGCGGATCGCTGACCTCGGCGACGGATTACCTGCTCGTTGCGTCGAACGCTGACGGCTCGGCTGTCGGCGCCGGGAAGTACACAGCATCATGAGCCAGCGTTTCGACGCCCCGTGGATCAGCGGCGCTCACTTGTTTGGGCAGCCCGGCTACGGGGTACTCGCCGAGAATATCCCGTCCACAGGGGATAGCGGGCCATCGTACCTCTACAACGACATCACCCTGCCGGATGACGCAGGGAAGGAGGTATGCGGTCGAATAACCACCTGGCCGAGCGCTGGGACGTTGTTCGCCTACGAGGATGGGTCTTTCGAGTTCGTAGGAGCGCCTGACGGAGCTTATTCCTTCGCGTACCAGCTCTACGTCGACGGGATGATCACCGGGGCGCCGGCGGTGGTTGATTTACTGGTTGGAGAGTCATCGCTCAATGCCTCGGCCTCTGGTAGCAATGTAGCCAGCGGATCGGCATCGCTCTCGGCACAAGTCGCCCTGGCCTCAGTCGGCGTCTCAACCGCCAGCGGCTCGGCAGCGCTGGCCGCCTCGGTGCCTCTCAGCGCCGTTGGCCTGTCGGTCGCTGCCGGATCGGCCATACCATCGGCCACGGTAACCATCTCGGCATCCGGTCTGGCTCAAGCCGCCGGTCAGGCTGGGCTATCGGCTTCGGTGCTGGCACAAGCGGCCGGCGCTGCACTGGCATCCGGAAATGCCACACTGGCCGCGCAACTCAATGCACTGGCTACCGGCGCAGCGCAGGCCGGAGGATCGGCCAACCTGAGCGGGGGGGCAGCGGGTTCGCTGTCGGCTTCCGGCTCGGCCATCGCTGCCGGTACTGCCGTGCTGTCGGTCACAGTCGGCTTGCAGGCTGCCGGTTCGGCACTAGCCAGCGGTTCGGCTACCGGCTCGGCCAATGCGCCGGGGCAGGTGTCGGCGGCAGGTGGGGCAGAGGCGGGTGGTTCTGGGGTCATGTCGGCACGAGTGTCGATTACTGCCGCTGGTTTCGTGCAGGCGATGGGGCAAGGGGCTTTTTCAGCAACCGTCCCTCTGTCTGCTTTCGGCGCGGTAACGGCATCTGGATACGCTCACCTGACTGTCGATAACGGCGTCGTGATGGTTCGCGCTCCGTCCGGTTATCGGACATCGCTGATTGCTTACAACAGCATGCGGCCTCGGCAGAGCATAACGATTCGCCCGATCAGTCTTAATACGCGGCGCTAGGAAAAACATGGCATACAAAATTATCACTCCTCCGAGTGAGGAGCCGGTGTCGCTGTCAGAAGCGAAACAGCAACTCCGCGTGGACGGTAGCGACGATGACGCGCTGATTTCGTCATTGATCGTAGCGGCTCGGCAGCAGGCAGAAAATGAAACGCTACGGGCGCTTTGCACGCAGACCAGAGAACTTGTAAGGGATTGCTTTCCGTATGATTTCATTCTTCGCGGTGCGCCTATTCAGTCTATTGTTTCGGTATCATTTATTGATGCTGACGGCAACGATCAGGTATTAGACCCCGTTGATACCTTGCTAGACAAGGATTCTGAGCCTGGCTATCTGGTGCCGGCTTATGGCCGTGACTGGCCGGAAACTTTCCCTGTGCCGAATGCTGTTCGCGTTCGCTACATCTGCGGATATGGATCAGCGGCAGATGTTCCGCAATCGATTAAGCAATGGATGCTCCTTGCTATCGGTGCGATGTACGCACAACGCGAGGCCATTTCAGACCGTCCGCTGTCGGCCTTGCCTGACCGTTTCTGGCATCGGCTGCTTGATCCCTATCGCATCTATGGGGATGCGTGATGATCGCGGCGGGGAAAATGACAGAGCGCGTCAATATTGAACAGCGCAGTACCTCTCAGGATTCAGCCGGCCAGCCGGTTGAATCATGGTCATTGGTTGCTGCTGTATGGGCTGACGTTAAAAAGCTATCTGGAATATCAGCTATCAAGGCCGATGCCGATGTTTCTATAGTCAAATCGTCAATTCGCATCCGTTACATGGCCGGAATAAATGCCGGCATGCGCGTTATTCACGGTTCGGACAATTACGATATATCGGCAGTCATTGAAAACAGAGCAGAACGGTTTATTGACTTGGTGTGCGTGAAAAATGGCTAATTCTGTATCTGTGTCTGTTGATTTCGATGATCTATTCGAAAGGCTAGACAAGATTTCAGACGACGCAGGAAAATTCACCAGAGAGGCTGCACAGGCAGGAGCGCAGGTTCTATACGGAGAAGCTAAGACTCGCGCCCCGGTTAGCGACCATGCCCATTATTTTTATGGCACACATCAAAAGTATTTGTTTGAAGCTGGAACGCTAAGGAACAGCATTTATCAAGCATTCTCTGCTGATAATTCAATCGACGGCAAAAAAGCCACTTATCATATCTCATGGAACTATAAGAAATGCCCTTATGGATTCATGGTCGAATATGGAACAAAGAATGCTCCGGCGCATCCTTTCTTGCGGCCATCATACGATGCTGCATCACAATTGGCCGTAACAGTAGCGCACGACAGATTCGCGGCGCTTATGGAGGATTCGCTTAAATGAGCGTTGAATCAATACTTTTTGATGCGGTAAAAGGATTGGTTAGTAATCGGGCCTATCCTGATTTCGCTCCGGCCAATGTGCAAATGCCATATATCACATATCAGCAGATCAGCGGTCGGTCAGTTGTCTATACAACGAGTGAATTGCCGAACAAGAAAAACGGCAGGTTTCAATTCAATGTATGGGCAACGACCAGGGCGCAGGCAAATTCAATTTCACTGGCTATCGAGGCTGCGCTGATTGCATTAACTACGGTTCAAGCCGAGCCGCTTGGATCATTTACCGCGCTATCCGATAAAGACCTAAAGACCTATGGCGCTATGCAGGATTTCAGCGTCTGGTCTGACCGATAGCAAAACAGATAAGCTCCGAAAGGGGCTTTTTTATTGCCCGATTGGGCGAAACCAAACCAACCGCTGAAAGGCGGTTTTTTACGTCCAAAGGAAAAGAAAATGGCACAAGTACCCACTGGGTCGACGTTCTACGTCGCATCTACCATCGCCGCAGACAAGACCGTTACGGTTGTAACCAATGCAACTGAGGCAGTTGTTACGTCGACGGCGCATGGTTATACAAACGGCGATGTAGTCATCATGATTTCTGGCTGGGGCCGCCTTAACAAGCGTGCATTCCGCATCAAGAGCGTTACTACCGATACTTTTGCGCTGGAGGGGGCCGATACTAGCAATACAACCTTTTTCCCGGTTGGCACTGGCATCGGTACGGTTCGCAAAGCCTCGGCATTTACCCAGATCAGCACCGTGATGAATCCGTCTTCGTCTGGTGGTGAGCCGAAGAAAGTTACCTACAAGTTTATCGAATCTGACGTTGAGTATTCGATTAACGATGGTTTCTCGGCTACGGATTACACGCTTGAAATGGATGCTGACGCCATTGGCTCGGCTGGTTATACCGCGCTAAAGACGCTTACCGATGTGCAGACCGACACGATCCTGAAGATCGTTACACGCTCCGGTTCTATCCTTCTTGTGCCTTGTACCGTCGCACTGAATGAATCTGTTCGCATGCAGGACGGCCAGATTAACCGGGTCACTGTTTCATTCTCCGGCAATAACCGCGCCGTTCGCTACGCATCGTAATGACCATGCCTGCCGGGATTCCCCGGTGGGCTTTTTTTCGCCCACAGGTCGCTCCTGATTACGGGCCTTTTTATAAGAGATAGACATGGCAAAAATCAAACTCGGCAATCGCCCTAAAAACTTCAAGCAAGCGGTTTCTTTCACGATGCTTGATGGAATGACCGGGACTATTGAGTGTGTTTTCAAGTACCGAACCCGTATCGAGTTTGGCGCATTCCTTGATTCTGTATTCGCTGACGCTG